CGACGAGGGTGAGCGCGTCCCGTACTCGCCGCCGCGTGTCGCCCTGCAGAGCGATAACCACCTCGAGGCCGGATTGCTGCTCTGTGAACCGCAGCAGCTTGATGCCGTTGCCGGCGTCGGCCACTTCCACCTTGGAGTCAGGGTCCAGTGTGATGCGCATGGTTCAGGCCACTGTCACGTCGAGCGCGCCCGCCACGAACTTGGGCGCCGGATCCCCACTGTTCACCGTCTTCGGCGTGGTCAGGGCGCCATAGATCAGCATGTTGCCGGCGCTCTGCGCGTCTGCCAGCGAGAAGTGGGACACCACTCCCCAGTTGGCAGTCGGCGCCGGGAACGTGATGTCGGCGGCGTTGTCGGTGAGGCCGTCAGTCGCGCTGGCGGCCGTCCAGTTGGCGTCGAGGGGGTCACGCTGGATCGCAGCGTAGGACCCACCCGTGACCTCGGTGCCACCGCCTGCCTCGCCTGGCGCCGCCGTGTAGAGCCGGGCCCACAGCGCCGCAGGCTTGGTGAAAGATCCCGTCCGGAAGATGTGCTTCCGGATCTCGACTTCGAGATAGTCGGTCGCAGCGCTCATGCCTCACCTCCCAGATACGTCACCCCAGCAGCTGCACGGCCGTCGGATTCCCAGAGGAGCGCCCGTTTCACGTCGTCCTCCCCGAACTCCGCCGGCCAGTGCTCGGGCGCCTCGCCCCAGCGGAGGATCAGCAGGGCCGTTGGCCAGTCGACGGTGTTCGCCCACATCTGGACGAAGCGGCCATGCTTCGAGGTCATGCGCGCCGCCCAGGTCTCGATCTCGGGGTTCACTTCCATCCCGGCGACGTGCACCCGGTAGGCGGCCTGCCGCACGCGCAGCAGATCCTCATACTTGAGCGCGCTGAGCTCCTCGGGCGAGTAGTCCTTGTATGCCTTCATGGTTGATCTCCTTTACCCTGGTCGAAGGTTCGCTGTTGCTCCAGCAAGGCCTTCGCCAGACTCGCCTGGGAGGCCTTGCGCTCTTCCGCTTTGTCCGCCATCACCTGGTCGATCTCGCCCTGCGTCTTCCCCTCCCAGCGCAGCGCCGTCACCAGAGGAATGCCGCCGTCGACACTCGTCTTGCGGATGTCGGCCTCGGTCTTCGGCTGCACCGTCTCCGGCTTGGTGAACTGCGGCTGGATGGCCGTCAGCGGCACGTCGGCCGAGCCGGAGAGCTTGAGCAGGAAGGCGCCCACCTCCCGCCAAGTGATGGCGAAGCGGTCGATGTGGTTCTGGACGCGCTTGTTGAGCGGGGCCTCCATCGCAATGAGGGCTTCGCCCGAGGGCGTCCCGGCCTGCTCAAAGAGATAGTGCTTCGGCGTCCGGCTGATGATCGCCGCGGCGGCCGCCAGGCTGTTGATCGCGCTGATGTAGTTGACCAGGTCGGTGGCGTCGAATTGCCCGACCTGGGAAGCCTGCCCGACGCCATCGCCGGCAGGCACGGCCCAGATCTCATTGGGGGAGTTCCTCAGCTTGGTGATATCGACATTGGAGATGACCCAGCGCTGTTTGAAGGCGCCGTACTCCGCCGCCACCATCATGTCCGAGAGCAGCTTGTTGATCCCGTTCTGAAGGGGCACGACGTTGGCCAGGTCGCCCTTGATCGTCCGCCGCTCCGGCCGGAAGTGGAAGACCGGGATCTCGCCGAAGGGGTTCACGGCCTCCGGGTCCTCTGGCAGTGGTGTGAAGGCGTTGGCGCTGGCAGGGGCGTCGGTCTTGCCGCGGGTGATGTAATACTCGAGGCGGTCGGGATAGTAGAGCGTCAGCCTTGTCTTGAGCTGCTCGTCCACCCACCACTTGGCGGCGAAGGACTTCTGGCGCGGGTTCTCGGGATCGTAGAAGAGGTGGCAGAGACGCGGGTCGTTGTAATAGACCTGCGGCAACGGGTCGTCGTCTTCCTTCCAGGCGATCAGGAAGGCCTCCCCGGTCACCAGGGCGGCCTCGTGGACGTCGTCCGCCTCCAGCCCGAGCTGCAGCTGCTGAAAGATCTCGGTCAGCTTCTGGCCCGTGTCCTCGGCGCCGGCCACGGTGAAGCCCCGCAGGTTGATCCGGTCGGTTGCGCAGTCAATCACCACCGAGCACCAGTTCTCGTTGAAGGTGCCATCGAGGTCCTTGAAGATGTCCTTCAGCCGCTTGCTCGTGTAGACCATCGGCTGCTTGCCGTCGTAGTAGGCCCACAGATCGGTGTAGGCCTTCCGCTTGCCGCTCAGGGCCTTGTAAGCTCGCTGCAGATCGGTGATCTCGGTGGCCATGTGCCTCTATCCTTGGTGGCTAGTCGCGGCGCGATGCGTCGCAGTGGTGAGCTGGTTGTAGGAGCCGCTGGCCGCGTCCATCTCGTCGTCGTGCGGCCAGTCCGGCTGCCGGTGCATGTGGTTCAGCCAGCGCTCATTCCACGGCGCCAAGAGGACCTTCACGTTGCCGACCTCAGCCTGGGCGGCCAAGGGCTTGGCCCGGACAAACTTGTCGCCCTGTGCCCGGATGCCGCGGGCCTCGACGCCATCGACCATCATGGCCAGGCGCCGCGCCTCCCGGATACCGGCCGAGCCGGGCTCGATCTCCCAGCAGACCATGTACCGAACGCCGGCCAGGGCAGCGGCCGCTGCATCCTGCCGGGTGGTGTTGACGAAGACGCGGTCCACCTCCGCCGGCCCCAGCTGCTCAGCCGTCGCGTCGGCGATCGTGTAGGTCCCCTCGGTCTTGCGGATCTTGCAGCTCGCCGTGTAGTCGGGGTCGTCCTTGACCAGCTTCTTCTTCGTGCCGGCGAAGTCCCAGAAGCGGCACTCGACCCCGCCGGCGGGCAGGGCACGCACGGTCTCGAACCAGGTCCGGTCGAAGATCTTCCCGGCCGAGGGCCTGATCTTCCAGTTGCCCCCAAGCTTCGGATCACCCAGCAGCCGCTCGCGCTCGACCAGCGTCAGGGCCTTGAGGTTGGCCAGGTAGGCGGGATCCTTCTCAAGCAGGATGCGGTTGTCGTAGATGCTGGAGAGGATGAAGGTCAGGGACTTGGGCAGCGAGTCGGGGTGCTGCTTGAGGAGCTCGGCGGGCCGGTCGGCCCAGAGCAGCTCCTCGTTGGCCGCCCGGATGAACCAGCGGATCCGGCCGCTCCGCTCGGGAATGGCGTAGCCCGTCTCCTGATCGATCCACCACGCGATGAGCTGGGCGACGAAACTCTCGGGATCTGGGTTGACCGTCCCGCGAATGTAGGGCCGGACGCCGCAGGTCGACCGATTGCGGCTGAGCATGTACCAAAACTGGCTCTCGGTGAAGTCCTCGAGCTGATCCCAGCCCATGAAAGGGATCTGAGCGCCCTTGAACCTGTACTTGTCCTTCTCGTGCTGCATGTGGGAGAAGGCGACCCGGGCCCCCGAGGGAAACTCCCAGGCCATGTCCTTCTCGTTCGGCGTGCCACCAAGGGAGGGGTAGAGCCGCATGCTCTCATCCCACATCCCCCCCTCGCGGGTGATCTCGGGGTAGGTGCGGCGGAAGATGACGGCGCCGAACTCGCGGTTGTAGACATGGCGCAGCGGTTCGAGCAGCAGCCCCCACGTCTTGCCCCCGCCGGCCGCTCCGCCGAAGATGGCGATGTCGGCCGACGTCGTCAGAAAATCGGTCTGCGGGCCCTGTTGCGGGCCGAGCGTCATGACCTCAATCTCGGGGACGTCAGTCTGCAGCATCGTGCTTCGCATCCCCGCGGCCGTTATCGGGCATCAGGAAGATCACCTTGCCGTTGCCCAGGTCGAGCTTCTTGGGTTTGTCCAGACCGAGCAGCTCGCAGCGCTTGACCACGCACTTCAGCACGACGGTCAGGAAGCGCGGATCTCCCGACTGCCCCCGCCGCGTCCGCGTCTCCCGGTTCTGCAGCGCCGGCACCTCGAGCCCTTCCTTGCCGCGCCCCGTCTTGATCGTGACCGTGGCTGTTTCGGTGGAAACGGTCTCCTCGTCGCGCTGGCTGCGCTCCCACGCGTCCCAGGCCTGCGTCTCGATCCGCCCGATCTTCGAAAGCTCCAGGGCGACCCACTCGTCGACGTTGTGCTTCTGCTCTTTGCGCCACTCCCCGATGACGGCCTCGACGTCGTCGAAGATCGTCTTGGTCGACTTGACGCCCACCTTCGTGGCGATCACACGGTAGGTCAGCCCCCGGAGGAGAAGGGCAGCGACCTCCACCCGACGGACAGCGACGCGCGCCTTGCTCTGCGCGCGGAGATGCCCGACGTGGGCGGGCTTGCGGGGTTTCGGAGCCTCGCGTTTATTCATCCTGAGCCGTGGAAACGAAGAGGGCTGGCATAGGCCAACCCTCAGACTAGCACCCAGGATGGGCGAAAACTGCCTACAGGTAGCGTCTCACCCCCTCGTCTTGTGGCGCATCCGCACCAGGCGAGTCCGCCGCTTGCTCCGCAGCACGCCGACGAAGACATGCGGGACCAGGTCCACGCCTGTAGCGATCACTTCGCCGCCGGCCCGCCAGACCTCGTGCGAGTATCTGCGCAGGTCGACCCGCCGATACACCTTCAGACCGCCGCGCAGGCGAAGCACAACCAGGTCAAGCAGGCCAACCAACAAGGCCCCGAGGATGATCTGATCTCGTGTCACTCTGCCTCCCGCATGGCCAGCGCCTGCCAGACGTGCGTCTCGGGGTCGTCGTAGATCGGGATGAACAGACTGATCTTGCAAAGGAGGCGGTACGCATCCTGGCGATACAGGCCCGTCATCGCCACCACGTCCCTGACCCTCAGGCCCTCTCCGTGGGCGAGCGCCCAGGTGATCTTCGCCACTCGCTCGACGGTTGGCTGGCCATTGGCCTTCGTCTCCGGCGCCGGTCGCTTCTTGGGCTTTCGGGCCCGATCAGCCATCGTTCCCCCGAACTCGCCCATCGGCCACAACGCACAGATGCACCGTTCTCCCCACCAGACGACGCCA